TGGCATATAAGAGTCAGTGTATCCTTCTCGAACGTCATATCAATAATAGTAGTTGTTTCTGGTAATACCCATTTACTCCACGATTGCTGTACCAATTCCCCATTGTTCTTACGGAATTGCTCGAATATGAATAACTCATTATTCGGGGCAGTTTTCGTAGTCATAGCTATCATATTAATATTTGAGTTGGCTGTTAGAGATTCTACTTCACCAGTCATATATCCAATAACTTGATGACATACGGACTTCGCCATATCTTGTGTAGTATTCTCTTGGCCTGTATAAACCTGTAGTCCTGAGCTATCACCAAAATCCATTGGTAGATAAACTTCATTACCCATAGATACGGGCTTGGCACTGGTCTGTACATCATAGGATGTGGTCAAAGGCATCGACACCGTTTGTGGGGTCACTGCTTCCGTACCGTTTATTTTAAACTGACCGTTAGCTGCTACTACTAGTAAATCCCTATTGTGGGTTGTTATACTATGGAGTGCGTCAATGTTAGGTGCACTAGATGCTACACTAACTGGGTCTGTTACTAATAGCTGTACTGCTGATGCTTTCCACCAGTTGTATAAGTCGTCTGTTTCTGACATAGACACAGTATCTTCTGCCATTACTACTAACCGTTTCTGGAAGTAGCTCATACCTGTAATCTTCTTATCTACGAAGTGTGGCTGAGGGGCTGAGTTATCGTCACCAGTACGTCTTTCATTCCACCCTACCGATGGCTCACCTACAGTAAAATCGTCTGTAGAATCGTTATATACGATGGTGTGAGGCATTGTTGAGGCATCAAGTGCATAGTCTTCAAAAGGTGAACGCTGTTCGGCCCATACAACCTCTTCCAGTATTCTTTCTGCTGGGGTATCTGCTTTTAGAGAAGAGTCTGATGTCCCTACAGCCTCGAGGTAGTATGTACCCTTATCTGATATAGGGTTAGGCTTTACTGTGATACGTGTACCATGTACAGCATACAGTGGTAACCCGTCTACTCTCTCTACTTCTTTATTAATTGCTACTATCGATTTAGAACCTTGGCCAGACTGTACGTTCACATCTGGGAATTCTCCATCATCCCTCCATATAGCTACGGATGAACCTAGAGCTATAGCGGATATATCGGCTTGTGGGTTTAGTATCGCTGCTATCTCTTCTGCAACTTTTGCAGTAGCCCTTGCTTGGTCTGCTGAATCAAAGTTACCTGATGTGCCTACTAAGGGTGTAGAGTATACTGCTGTTCTTTGGTTTATTGGTCCCGGGTTTGCCCAAGCCAATACCACGTTTACTGTAACAGTTTCACCATAGTTCATAGCATCTACAACATTGATGTGTGCTACGTTCTCTATTGTGCTCTCGTCTGTACCTGTAGACATGGTTACAGTCTTATCTTTGTTTAGTACAAATGTAGTATCGTTGATGGTCTGTAGGTCCATATTATCTTTAGTACCAATATAGCCAGTAAGGTTACCCGTTACTGTTTTCTCTACATTATCTACGAAAGCGGTTACTGTCCCGTCTTCTTCTACTAACATTCTAAAATCTTTATCTCCCCGTCTATAGGAGTGATGTTTTACATCTGCTGAGGTTGAGTCTAGTAAGTGACTAGTCCATACCATAGATGGTCGCCTTGTTAGCTTCTTCACTGGGTCAGACCGGAAATTTTCTTGTAATCCTGCTTGACCTTCAGCTCTGTTTCGAGGCGATAATGTACTAACACCGTGTACTGGTGTTGGGTAAGAACCTTCAATTCTCATTAGTCTCTCCTGTTATACGTCAGGGTCTCCGAAGAATCTGACATTATTATGCGCGTATGGTCTAACACCACCACGTGCTTGTCTGACTCTCGATTTATTAAATGTATTGTATTGACCTTGTTCTAAGTCATCACGTTGTACATCAATTAGAGCGATACCAGCACTACCTGCTAGGTCTCGTTGCTTTTCTGTATCTTCTAATTCATCTCTAACGAATTCTACTGCTGCTGCATATGCACAGTACTCTTGCATAGACTCAGGCATATCATCCCATTCTAATACACGTACTATACGATGCGCTGTTACATTAGCATCGAATTGGTATGTTTGGTCATACTTGTTGTATAATTTACCTGCTCGTTTAATTACACCTGCTGTATCATCTGCTACAAAGGTAGTAATTTCTGCGGGTATAGTAATTTCTTTTGTTATTGGGTCTGGTTGGTATGTAACATTATAATCAATGTTGAACCACCACCCACGCTTCTGAGCGCGTTTTCTAATCCTATTTAATGTAGTTCTAGCGTTCGCTACGTCAGGATGTGCTGTTGTTACGTCATTAACTACATTAGAGCCAATCAGTTTTAACAGCATATTTAATGCTTCTAATTCATCCATATTAATTTCCTTTGCAAAGAAAAAAGATATAGAAACGATATGTCTCTATATTAGTGTTTAAAAATAACACTTATAAAGCCCTCCAATGAAGAAGGGCTTGAAAGTGCTACTCGTTATTAAGGAGTTGCAGTCTCTAAGTCTGGGTCGAATCTGTAGATACCACCAGCCATCTCTGCTCGGTTAGGAGTAACACCATACGATAAGTATGAGTCAATGAACCATTGTAGTTCAATATCAGAGTAGTAAACTTTAGAAGTTAGTGGAATTGTTTCACCAGCTAATAGAGCTTTAGGCATAAGAAGTAATACTTTACAGTTAACGTCTGCTTGAGTGACGTTATATGCGTTACCGTTACCAGCATTAGATAGATAATGGGTTGTACCAACATCTGCTTGCTTAGGGAAACGATTAGTTACTTGGATTCGTACACCGTTAGATTGAAGAACTTTACCCGCAGCGTAGTCGCCATTAGAGGTAGAGAAATCTTTGTCTAACAATTTGTCGTTCTTAAGAAGTGTGTAATACTGCTCTGGACGCATTAATAATACGGCTTCAGCAATATCTACATCTTTCTCTTCGATACCTTGACATAAGTCTTGGATTGCTAATTCTAGCAAATCAGGGTCTTTCTCGTCATCTACTGCATCTAGAATTACTACTGTTCCACCTTGGAAATCTACTGGTGCTGAACGAGTGATATTAGATGGCTTACTTGAAGAACCACTAGTGATAGCGTCTGCCCAACCACCTAAAGATACTGCCGCAGGGTCTACGTTAGTAATCTGTGATGCTTTGATACCTTGAACTAGGAAAGATTCATCGAAGAATTTACCGATTTCTTTACCATGTTCTACGCCTACTTCCATACGCACGTCGATGTGAGATAAGAAGTCATCTAGCAAGAATTGATTTGTACGAGCTAGTACAATTGTGTCAACCTTGACTGAGATATTATCGAAAGTAGGTGAACTGTCACTTGGACGAACGCCACGAGATACTTTCTGTAATGAGCTATGGCCCATTCTATCGTTAGTTATTGTGTCTGTTCCACGTACCGATTTAAACTTAAAGAACTGACGCATAAAGCTATCTTTAAGGAAGCGGTGTTCCACTTCTCCACCATACTGTTCGATATACAGTGGGTTTACGTTACCTGAATCAATGCCACCCTGATGTCCGTCACGGACTTGGGCTGTTGCTACTGCTTGACCTATAATTGACATTTAGCTATTCTCCTAGGAATGTCGTTTTTGTTTTGTTCTCATGTCTGCTTTATTAGCTCCACTACACATGGGATTAGAGAACGGTTAGATGCCACGGTTGCGTGATTGCATTCGTCGCTTATTTAGTGCTTTGATTTCCGGTGAGGACTCATAGCTATGACCCGCAGCGATAAGTTTCCTTAACTCGCTGTTGTAACCGGCTTTATCTAAAGGTTTCCCTTTATAATCTTGTGATAGACTATCTGCTACTTCTAAGTCAGCCGCTTGACTAAACTCTGGTGAAGCTTTAAATACAGAAATTAGTTCTTGTACTGCTAACTTAGCGGCAATACCACCTTGTGCTAATAGTGCATTAATCTCTTTTCTATCCGATACTGGTACATTTTCTTTTGCCCAACCTGCAAGTTCTTTCCATGTTTCTTCACCACCCTGCGGGTCATTGAATGCTTCATGTACTTGCTCAAATATTGCTGTGTCTTTTGCTTTTGCTTGTGCAACGTTAGACTCATGCAATCCTTGTAGTTTAGCGGCAATTAAAGATGCTACACCAGCACCATGCTTTTCTTCTAAGGCTTTTAGTATTTCAGGGGTTACTTGACCATCTGATTCTGTGACAGCTTTTGCCACTTCTTTCATGTCTAGTCCCGCATCTACTAGTAATCCTTCTACTTGTGATAAGCCAGTTTTATCGAATTCGGGTGCTGCTGCACTCTCTTCTTTAGGTGATTCTTCTGGCTTATCTTCGCTTTTTGTAGGCTGTTCTTCTGTAGCTTTGAGGGTAGGGTTACCATTCTCGTCTAGTGCTGGGTTACTTTCGTAATCAGCATTAGGACTAGCTACTTCTTTTACACCTGTGTCATTAGCTTGGGGGTTTTCTGTGGCTTGACCACTTTCTGTTTTTGTTGCTTCTTCTGACATTTTATTTATTGTCCTTCTGTTGCTTGGGCTACTGCACCAGCTTCCATACCTGCTGCTTGGGCTTGCGCCTGCGCTCGGGCTTGCTGGTTCTGTTTGACTGCTTTCTCGTCCAATAGGATTTTCTGGTAGTCCACGCCATGACCTGCACCAAGAGTTGCAATTAGATTACCATAATCAATACGGTCTGCTACTTGCTCTGGTACTTCAGCTAATGCCAATAAGTCTTGGAAGAAGGCTCTCATTCTATCCAGTTCTGAACTTCTTGATAAGGACTCTAGGCCCGTTACTATCATTGGTTCAATATCAGCAAAAATCTTATTAGCCTTTTTAAGTAGGCGTTTTGCTAATGGTCCTTGGAGTTCTGCTGCCAATCTTGAATACACACCACCTAGTGAACCTTCCAGTTCTTGTGCCTGTAATCTTATTTCCTCTGCTGTTACTCTCTCTGCATCACGAGTTACTTGAGTATTTAATAAGAATGCTGCTGCAATTCTGCGTGCTGTACCTTCAAATTTTCTATCTAGGAATTCAGTAGCTTGCGCTACTTGAGGGGAATGAACAAAGATATCTTCCTCTCTCCCATGCACATAGGCTCCTGAAGGGGCTTCTGTGATTTCTCTTACGTTAGTCATACCAGTAGGGTCTACTAGATTTTTAACGTCTGTAATAATGGTTGTATAGTCTAGTGATGCTTCTGCTAATGTTGATAAAGTATGGAAGTCACCAGCATAGTTTTCCACTAAACCTGTACCGTAATCTTTATTTCTCGTTAGATTCCAAGTCAAAGGCATCCACGGCAAATCATCTTTATGGTATAAACCTACTTTCTTATGACAATAGCATACGTCTTCCATTTCTTGCCAGACAATATAACGTTTTTTATCTATGCGCTGGATACACGTGTATAATGTTACTTCACTTTCTTCTTTGTAATCGTTTTCCATAGCTATCCTAGCGAGTTCATCACTAAGTGCTACTACAGATTTAGTCTCTTTGAGAATCATCTTAACTAGATTACCACGTAGGTCTCTTTTTACGGTGTAGTCTCGTAGACTGTAGTTCTGCATCTTTTCGTCTTCAGGCATGTACAGACAAGAATTCCCTGCAATTATAAGGTGTTGTATAACGTCAGTTAAGACTACTCTACCACCAATTGCATCTAAGTCTTTCATAGACTCTCGTTCTTGTGCTGCTAAGGCTGCATCTACTTCTGCTTCACCTAATCCACCTTCCATGACTTCTGCTCTCTGGTCCAATGTTAAATCCATCCTAAAGAATGGTCTTGATGGTTGGAACATAGTCATCATAATTTTGTTTGCTAGATTAATAACAGCTTGAGCACCAACTGATTGGTAGTCATTCTGCATTTCATCATATTCATTTAACGGGTCGTCTGGGAAAATGTTGGGTAGAGTCCAGCCAGCGTAACGCTCAATTCTGGTAAGTGTCTCTTCTCTAGCGTAGTCGCTACCCTGAAATTGGCCCTTTAACTTATATTCGCCCGTTATGTACTTAGCTTGCGCTTCTGTAAAGTTCAATGGCTTCTCCTAAATTCGTACTGTAGACCCTGAGCGTTGATTAATTTCTTCATCGTCTACTTTATCGTCTACTTCTAAGCTTACGTTAGCTAGTTGGCCAATACCTTCACCTTCGGTCTCTGCAAATACTTCTGCTTGCCTAGCTTGAGCGGCATCTTCTATAGCATCCTTCTTAGCCTGTTTCTTGGCTTTCCTTGCTTCGGTCGTTGTGTAGATTGTGGTTGCTGCCACCACTGCTGTGTATACCCAAGTCATGTTTGTTCTCCAATAGATTTAATTCCTCATAGCTATCTGCTATAAGTTCTTTAGTAATAACCTCCATATCATCTGATTCAGTTTCATGAAAGGTTGTCCAAGTTACATCTTCAAGAACAAGCACAGCGCGTTTAGTCCCTGCTGGGCAGATAAAAGTGCTTGGACCTGTTATAGTCTCGATACCTTCGTCTGTTGCTACCCGTACTGTACCCTTAGATATCACATTAATTTGTGGTCTTCTATGTATTTTACCGACAATTAACGCACCTGCTGGGGCTTTCATTTCCCTAGCATAGATACCGTTACACTTGTAGTGTTCCATATCTATCTGTACGCTATTCTCTTCTTCGTTCTCTTTACATAGTTCGCCTAACAAGAGTAATTCCTGCCTGCGTTGTTCAACACTTAGTGTATCCCATACGTCTTCTTTATTAATTAATTCGTTCATTATCCTCTACCTGCTATCATCTTACTTTCGATATATCGCAATACGGATAATTGACCCTCTTTATACATAATCTCGTCATGTGTGTTCTTTGGGCTATAAACACCACCTTTAAACATTGAATGTAAATGGTCAAGGTCGTGCTTAATAAGTCCTCTAGGGTCTTTCTTGTTTGGTGGTTCTGGTGTTTGGTTATCCATTCTTCCCCCATAAGGTTGTTTTATGCGAAGAAGTACTCCGCATTAAGTATTTCATTTATGTCGTATTCACCTACTTCTGGTAAAGTACTAACATCAATGCCCTGTTGTTCTGCCCAATCTGCTAGAGGGTCGTGTAATGTGTATAGGTCTTTAAAAGCTTCTCGTAGTGCTGTTGCTAACTTCTCTGCATTACCTGCATGAGTACCAAAGTCGTCATGTATCATAGCGTATGCTGGTAGTTCTATCTTATTTATAGTCATTACCATGTGTGAGCTATCAATACTGTGTACGAAATTAGGTGCTATACCATTTCTCTGCCCGTATCTGTTTGGTTCTCCTTCTCCATCTGCATCCCGTAGCTTTAATACTAGTCTACCGTTCAGCTTAGTATTAACGTCTATTGCGTCTGCTTTCTTATAATATTGGAATACTGGAAAGCCTATTGGTGTTACCCAATGTGTGTAACCTTTGCTGATATTCTTCTGTAACCAGACCATAGCTGCTCTAGCTGCAATAACTACCTCTCCAATGGCTTCCCACAAAATAGGTGTCAAGAATTTAGCAAACTCCCATTGGTGCTTCTCGTCTAACTCGAACTTTTCCCACACATCCTGTACATATTCTAGGATATACTGTCTAGCTGACTGCTGAGTAGCCCCATAAGGTAAGGTCATTACTGGCCTTTTAGCGCATTTTCTATCAATCCCGATAGATAGCCATTTAGTAGCTCTTGGGTCGTCTTTATATTCCCGAAGCATACGTATGACAACATTTGCAACGTCCCCATAGATATCGTTAGGTTTAGGAATATTGGCTCGTAGGTTTGTTGACTCTGCCCCAACTGCATCTCTAAGCATTGCTGAGTAATGTTGAAGTCCATTACAAGAACCGTCCATCCCAATTGGGATATTACCCTCGTAATTTTCATTTTGTCCATAATTACATTTACTCCACTCAAAACAAAATGCTAAAAATTGATACGGCTTATCTGCCATACCCCACCACTCCCTTGAACCTATTGGATTATCCACCACACGCTGTATATTACTTCGCATAGAATTAACCCAAGTAATCCTTTCTTCAAAACTAACTTTGTCCTCTCCGAACGTGTTGGCTCCATGGATTGCAAGCCACTTAATTCCAGTTGCTCCCAAGCGTACTGTTCGCTTAAATTGTAGCAACCCTTTAGCTGTGTCTGCTCCTTGGGGGCTAAGTCCACTGGTTGCACAGTAGATACGTCCTCTGAAGTCACAATTGTAGGCGAAGTAAAACTCCGACCATGTACTAAGCTCATTTGCAAGTTTGTAAGATTGCATAAAGGCAAGTATTTTACCTTTCCTTTGCTGTTCTCTTCCGTAGGCTCTTTTGGCCAATGCTTTCCAATCACCTATTTCCTCCTTCTGACGGTCTGTCAGTTTCTCCTTAACCACATCTTTCAGGTGCTTAGGGAACTCCGGTGGTAATATTTGTTGATTACTAGGCATACCGATACCTAAACCATTAACATAAATCGCTTTCTGTACTTCCAATACCTCTTTATTGATTTCCCACGCAGTACACTGTAATCTATTTACAGCCTGTCGGTGTTGTTCCGGGTTATTGCTTTTAACGAATTCTTTATGGTCTTTGCCTTTAGTCTTTATGAACGGGTAGCGTACACACATCTGAGTAGTGTAATATGCTCCTAGCTCGTTCCCTTCTTCCCATGCCTTTGGCTCTACCTTTAGTGGTAACATGAACGGGTACATAAACCCTCGTTCTTTCTCAAACTCTGCTGCCCAATCATCGAATAGCACAGTTGTATCTAACCTTGCGGTAGACTTACCCTTGGCCCAATCCTTACGTATAAACAACACATCCCAGAATACCTCTAATATACATCTTAGTACCCTGCTACCGATTTGTGTCTTTTGTAAAGGTGTCCAGTTTGTCCACTCTAAATCAAAGTCATTAAATTTCTTCATTAGTACTTTATGCTTATGTACATAATCTACTACTTTTTGGTCTTTGAATGAGGCCATCACTACTGCATAATATGCTGGGTGTTCAGCTTCAAACATCTGACATTTTAAATCTGCTTCCAGTCTAGAAGCTATCTCAAGACATACCTTTAGGACCGTATTCTCTTTTGGCATTAAAATTACCTGAAAAGCAGATTTGGTCCCAATGTAGGCTACCTTAAGAAAGTCTTTGTCTAGTACCGCAGAGCGTAATAGTTTGTTATATTTACCGCCCTTGCCTATGTTTTGAGTCGATAATACATCTAACTTCTCTGCCACTTCTTCTAGGCGGTCCCTTAGTAAGTAGCTTACTGTGTCAGATTGGTCTGCTTGACCACTATCCCTCATTCTGTCCTGAGTTGCGTAGTATCTAGCAGTTCCCCGCTCTACACACTCCCTTTCCCATTTAATCTGTTCAGGTATATTCATCACTTTACCTTCTTTTTACGTGCTCTTGCTTCTCTAGCCTTTTTATTTCTAGCTATTCGTTTCTGGTCTTCTGTCTGATGGTCTGGGTGTATTAGATTCACTCTAGGTGTACTATGGTGCTCTAGGTATTTACCTAAACCTATCAGATATTTATCTGTACTGACCCCTTTATGCCCACGTTGTGCTACACGTTTGACTTTCCCTTCAGCACCATTACATGAAATATGCAACGCTGCTCTAACGTATCCTGTTTTGTGGTCATGGTCTAAACACGGTCCATCATACTTCTTAAAAGACTCCCCGCATAGAGCGCACTTCCTGCCTTGACGTATCACTAACTGCTGCAATACGCCTGCTACTTGTGATTTCGTTAATTGCTTTACTGCCATTTAATACCTCACATTGCTCTCCACCTAGACACATCTTGGCCATACCATCGTGACGTGTGTTGGTGTTTCTTTGTGAGCTATAGCACCACCCACAGTCCCATGTTGGACAAGTTGTCTCTGGTGTGTTCATTATCTGCCTAACCTACTTCCTGTAAATTTCATAGCCTTAAATACTTTCTTTAGTTCACTGGATTTTACACCCATTTCTAAAAAGTACTCTCGTAGCTTCCGCTTATTAGTTCTAGCAACATCCGAACCTGTATCTACTACATGGATAGTCACTGAACCGTTACCGGCCTCACCTGTTACTGGTTCAGCCTCATTAATTGGTACATAGAACTTCATTAAAAATCTCCTTGCTCTTTCTGTATTAAGCATAACTCTTTGTATTTTTGTAATGCTTTCATCTGTTTTGCTGAAAAGGTACACTTAAGACCCACTTCATTTAAGAATAGTACACAATCGTTTATTTTGTTGGTTCTCCGCATCCATAATAAGAATGCCTGCTCAACAAGCATCTCACGAGCATTGTCAGGGTAGAATCCCTGATACGCCTCTAGAACTCTGTCCATTGCGTTTTTATCGTTAGTTACACCCTTTAGTATTGCCTCTGCTTTAGCAGGCCCACACGCTATTGCTTTCCTTTTGGGGTTATGCTTCTTTAATGGGATGTACCTGTTGCATAGTGGTCCACTAAGTTTAGGTAGTCCCGGGATGTTATCTGCTGTATCGCCCATAAGTAATTGATGCCAGAACCAACTGGTCCCTGTACCGCATAACTTAGGCTTAACATTACCTACTTCTTTAGTAGATGTCTCCCCGAATCCCTCTACCTTGTACATGCGTCCAGTTTTCTGGTCACAGTGCATACCTGCCACCATATGTAAATCTTTGTCACCAGACATGAGGACTGAGTTCTCTATATCCTCTAACTGGTAGATAGATAAAGAATCATCTGCTTCTGTATACATATTAGCTACGGGGGTTACAGTGTTTGTTTTATAGTTAGCTAAAAGGCTTCTTAATAAGCGTACTCGCTCTTTAATATCAGCGTTTTTACCAACTCGTTGTTCTTGATACGGCTTTACTGTCGCTATCTCATTACGACCGCCTTTAAGTCCTAGCGTTACATGAGCGTTTACACGTTCTGCCCCTGCTAAGGCTCGTTTAACTTCTATATGCTTCTTTAGTTGACGGAAGTTTTGTTCCACTGTGTCGTCTAAGTGAGCACACTCATAGCACCCGAAATCTGTGTCATATTGTAGTATACGACCCGCTACTACGGGCCGCACTACTGAGTCTGATTCCGCTGCCAATTTACCAATCGCAGCGTAGTCCATTATAGTACTGGTAAATCTTCGATAGAAGGTCCTTCTTCGGCTACTTCATCCAAGCTAATGTGCTCTTGGGTCAATGCCTGAGTAGTTGAACCTTCAAAGTCCAGTGCTTCCATGATTGTGTTCTGAATCCAGTTCTTAGAGATTTCTTTACCGTCTTTCTCGTAAGTACCGTCAATATAGATTGAATCCCACATAGATTTAACCATGTCGTCTGATAACGATTCGTTCTCCCATAGGAATACTTTAGGTGTACCGTCTAGCTCTGCTACTTGGATAGCGGTAGCTTGACCAGTCAATGCGTCTACCTGTAGAGGTGCTTTCAATGAGTAAGCTCCTTCAAAGTCTAGGTTAGCGTATGTTCTAGCCTTTTCACCTTCCCCTGATGTATTGTGGAAGATTTCACCTAAGTATGGTGTGCCAATCATTTCTACAAAATGCTTGAACTTGTTGCCACATGCTTTATTCATTACTTTGAATAGCTTCTTGTAACCTGACTTAGAGGTACTACCCTTGTTCATACGAACTTGGATTAGCTGTGGTACTTTCTTACCATCAATTTCAATTAAATGGTCTGGGTGATTTAGCTCGAAAGTAAGCATAACTTTAATTGCTGGTTTGTATGCTGGGTTGCTAGATTCCTGTCTACCGAACTCAATATAATCCTTTAATCGTAATAATGCTACACCAGTACGAGGTAACTCGCGCTTAAAGCTTTGGTCTACTGTTAAATCTTCTGATGTTGTTGCTGCTGCGCCTAACGCTGCAAAGTCTAATGCTGACATAATGTCTCCTTATTAATGTAATATATTCATGTCGAATAAATCTCTACCAATCTCTGCTTCCGCTGGGAAAGGTACTTCGACATTTAAATCTGGGTATGCTGTGTTGAATACTTCTGGTACTGTCTCTAGTATCTCTCTAACGCCTCGTGTGACATCTTCTATACAGTCGTCGTGGCCATCTATTTGTACACAATCGTGTACTGAGTTAACTAGTAGAGCCTTACCACCGAAGTTGTCGTTAGTTATGAAATATCTGAATAGCTTTCCAAGCATAGTTTGCATAATCTCTCCACCAAAACCTTGAACTGGGTAGTTCTTACGTTCTGTGGGTGAGAATCCTACATACTTACCATGTCTGTGCATGAATTCTGGTGTTTCGTGTTCTCGCCAAATGTAGCGTGTCCCTGTTGGACTGTCCCAGTGTGTCTCACCTTGCTTGAATGCTATACCTTGTACAAATAATCTCTTATCTGTTTGTATTCTGTTATTGTTGAGTTCTATTTCTAGTTTCTTGTCGAATTCTTCAACGGCTGGATAGAGTTTCTTCTCTGCCTCAATGAACGCTTCAACTTCTTCTTTTGACATACCTGTAGATTCTGCAACTTTAGGTGCTCCTGCTCCGTATGCTCGTTGGAATGAGATAATCTTAGCCTGAGTACGTCCCTTCCCAATCTCTGCATCTTGTTGGTTATGGTGTGCGTCCCACACGTTTCCGTAACTTTTACCAAGTTTCATAGCTAGTCTCTTACAATGAAAGTCTACTTTATTATTTAAATCTTTCATTAGGTTCTTATCTCTTGATAGGACACCTTGTATTACTACTTCTAGCTGACTGTAATCTACTTCACTCATTTTACCCTTATCACCGAACCTAGACTTAAACATACGTTTAACTTCTGATTTGGCCACACCTGCACCATCTTTATCGGCTCTAGGTAGTGTTTGTAGGTTAGGGTCACTACTTGACATACGTGATGTTACTGTGCTCGTTAGGTTTAGCTTATGGTGTATGATGTTACTATCATTAACCAGTGTTAGCATACCTTTACGATTACCGTTCTTATCCTCTGTCCAATAGTAGCTACTTAAATCCTTAGCTATCTTAGTCCTTTCTAGTAAAGCGTCAGTGAAGTCCAATCCCCTGTTACCAAGGTCTTCGATGATATCTGCCGCTGTTGAGTACATAGGGTTATCAAAGGCATCTGTAGCCTCCCCTTTCCAGTGGGGCTTAGGCTGAGTGTAGCCATCAAAAGTAAAGAAATAATCCTTTTTAGCGCCTTTCGGTTTGGTTGTGTCATCGACACTAACGATTTTAGTTCTTCCTTTACCTGCATTCTTCCCGCCTTTAAATCTGTTCTGTACAACATAATACTTATCTTTATTCTGTACGGCATCTTGTGTCCCTTCTGGTACTTCAATAACGAATAGCTCTCCTGCTAACTTACAATCCATTGGGTCTCTTGTTACTGTTTTATTATCTATAGTGAATAATGGCCAGTGTTCCTTCTTCTGTGAATATAGGGGCAGTCCATCCTCGTCGTGATGTGCTGTCCATTTAGAGTACTTAACAGTTCCCCCAAATATCAAGCATGACTTATGCTGTGGACTACCCCAATTAAACTTTAGTTCCTCTGGTAATTCAGGTATGAACTCGTTTAATTTATTCATTGCTATGTCTAGTCGTTTGACTAAATCCTCTCGTAACTCTTCCCCTAGCTCTTTATCGGCATACATACCGTTAAATTCCATCTCACAGGTAGCTAAGTATCCGTCCATACGAAAGTTATACATAGTAAGGAATTCTTCTGCCATTTCGTTCTTGGCTCGTTTCATTTGGCCAAGGAATATTAACCATGTGTTCTGTACGTCACCTACAATATCTTTACCATCTCCGATAAGATAGTCGGTTAGTAGGTCTCGGGGAATCTCTGATGTTAAAGCACCGTCTTCCCACATCTCTTTTACTGCATCTATTTTACAACCTCCACCATAACTTTCAGCTATCTGGTTCATTGAGCACATCTGTACGTCTTGGGTCATTCCACCCAATAGATACTCCATGTATTGCCCACAATAGATACGTCCACCTCGTTTAAGGAATTTCTTTAGTTCTGGTTCGTCCCATACCCATAGTAGGTCGAACTTAATATGGAACCCTACCAAGACATCTATATCGTCTAAGCAAGGTAATACAGGGTCTCTATGGCACTCTGTATAGTACTTCTCGTTCATAGGTCCACCGTTTACCGACCAACCTATCTGCACTATGTAATTTCTAGGGTCAAAAGGTGATGCTTTACGCTTATTTAGCGTGTGGTTTTGGGTTTCTAAATCAAATGTTAAGTATTTCATATCACCACCTTGCTCTATACCCTCGTGTGTCTACGTGGGTGAATGTTCGATAACTACCTATACCAAGTAAATTGGCATAAGGTCTACTTTTTAAATAAGCTTGCACTTCTGTGGGTTCTACTCCCACTACTACGATGTCTGCTGCACACGCACCTTGGGCTGGGAGGTGGTAAGAACTTACACTACCACCCACATCCTTGTTATGTTCTGGTGTCCGTACTGCTGAGGTTATTATAACACTCTCTCCAAAGTGGTTACGTACATCTTCTAGCACTATGAACGTAGCTACTGCTAACTGGTGTTCTTTATCATCTTGTGATAGTAGTTTTGTATCTACCTCTGGGTTGAAGTTCTTTGTTCTACGCATTGCATACTCCTACAAATCTACCTTTTAACATGTTTGTTAGTATACCGTTTGGTATCACAGACATTTTAGTAGATGGTGTCATAAATGTTAAACCTATAATAAATAACGTGTCTTCTGTCGAGTAACCTTGTCTCAACATATCTTGTCCAATCATTGCAAAATACCTACGTAGTTCATTTACCCCTAGCGTTACTCTATCTCCACCACCGTCTATACTATGTGGTGAATGGAAGCCTACTCTAGCCTGTGGGTACAAGCATACTCGGTTACTACCTAATACTATAAAGGTAGCGGCACTGTATGCTGCTTTAATACGTACTGTTACGTCTTTCTTACGTAAACATGCTACTAGCTTCCTTGCTTCGGGTACACTACCACCAGCACTTCTGACTGTCAGTGTGTCACCGTCTTCTAAGGTAGGACAAATGTTATTGGCTGTTACACCATGTTCAATGGTCCCTACTACTATATCTTTAGCTTGGCTAGTTAATACAATAGTATTTAATATTAATACTAGTAAGTATTTTGTGAATTTCATGTTGACTCCTACAAGACGTTCATCATTAGTGTCTGTCTCTTCTCTTTAGTTAATAGGTTAATTTTACCGCGTAAATCTGGCTTACCACAGTTAGTACAGCGATATCTTTGGAATTTACTTGAGTTAGTGTAAGCAAATCCATTCTCTTCTAGTTTAGTACTACCACACGTATTACACTGCGCTTCTTCTGCATCGTTATATAATGCAAAGTTAGGGTGTTTACTATCCCAACCACGGACGAGCATGTATAACTCTTCTAGACTGAGTGTGTCGTATTTATTATACTTCTTCATTTCTTTCCAAGCTTTTGGGTTTTCCTGTAGGCATTCTAACCATAGGCTCATACCAGCGAAGTTACCATGCTTAAGTTTCTTGTACTTAGTACAGAATCTATCGGTCATGTATTCTAGCTTGTTGCTTGTGAATCCGAACTCTTTCTTAGCGATACGTAATGTATCTATGTGGCGGTATGGTGATGGCTTTTGGTAACCGTTGGCTAAGAATCTAGCATTTAGTTTACGTGCATCAAATTTAATACCGTTCTGTGTCACTACTACATCTGCTTCGTCTAATAGTAACCAAATATTCTCTAATAGTGCAGAGTCGTCTCGTGTATCTACTCTACCTTCCATGTCTTCGTACATAGTAGCGCTCTTAGATGAACCAAGCCACCTAGCCGCCCAACTGAGTATAAACCAATCTTCCTTAAGGAATGATAGTGGTGTGAACTTGTCCCATAAAGACCAAGCGTATACATCTAATGGTGCTGTCTCGATATCAAATATCAGTACTTTAGGTACACCTTTTGTTTTACATTTGTTAATTTTAGTCATTCTACTTCCTAGTGTTTTGTAAACGAATTTGCTCGTCGTAGTTTAATTTATTAAGTTCTCTTCGAGCACGTTCGTCACCAGCTTTTGCTTTTGCGAACAACTCTTTTCTTTTATTTTCTATGTCTGCCACTCCAATCCCTCGCTAGAGTTATTACAATGTCTTTGTATTTATTCCACCACTCTAATGCGTCTATACCATCCATAGTAATTATCTGTGCATCTGAAAACTCTTCCCATTCTTTTACTGAGTGTTTCTGGCAACCTATGGCAATAGTATCTTCTGTACAAACGACTGTGTACCGTTTTGTCTGCATCGTTCTGATGTGGGTTCCATCTCCTATAGCATATCTTAAATTAGCATATCTTAAATCAGCTTCTCTTAAATTAGTACAGCTTAAATCAGCACAGCTTAAATTAGCATATCTTAAATTAGCACCTTTTAAATTAGCACCTTTTAAATCAGCTTCTCTTAAATCAGCATCTTTTAAATTAGTATATCTTAAATCAGCATCTCTTAAATTAGTATATCTTAAATCAGCACCTCTTAAATTAGTATATCTTAAATCAGCATCTCTTAAATTAGTATATCCTAATTGAGCACCTCTTAAATTAGCACATCTTAAATCAGCACATGGTTCTATCTTGTACCCATTAATAACTGTCATAAATTTCTCCTTTATGTATCCACTAACCACCAAACTAGTAGCCTGTCGAACAAATGTTGTGGGCCAGTAGTATTGTTATAAATTACTGTATCTGCATCTTTAGCAGTCAGTTCATTCGAGTTCGCGCTTTCTGGTGGTAATCTTTTACTAGCATCTATCCATAATATATGGTCGAATAACTTAGCTTTTACACATGCCTCGTATTCTCTACGCGAACGTAGACCTACGTATATATCAGATGTACTGAGTATAAGCCTAGCAAGTCTAGTAGGGTCTTCTCTATTGTATTCAGTAACCAACTTAAACCATTCTTCTCTATGGTTATGTCTATCTTTGTAACTGTCTTCGGGAGTACTATAATTGTACTTATCCTTTAACTTGTCGAATATAAACTCATTGTTACATGCTTCTGAAGACGACTGGAAAGATAACCCATGGCTTTTGTGTAGCATTTCTGCTGCCGTGTCTTTACCGTGTCTACCGTGACCTATAATTAGGAGCTTCATAAATTCCATCCTGTAAGTCTTCTTTCAAGACTGTTGCTAACATGTAGGCTTTGTCTATTTCTTTGTATTTCTTACTGATTGCACCGTTGGGGTGCTGTACTGCCCAGTCAGACATTCCTAGACCTATTACCATAAATGGGTAAAGTGGTCCTATAGAATGCCCACGTAAGCCGCCATGCGATTCACTGTGACCTTTAGTTTGCATAATAATCTACTCCTAATTGAAGGGTTTTGTTCTGCCTCGTACCTACATAAAGTCTCGTTAGTGATAAACTCACTCTTTACCCAGTAGTTGCCTGTATGTGCATACACCCGTTTACCGAACGCTACTTTATAGTATGTGCCTGTGTAATGTGTTGCACCATCTGGTGCTATTGACCAATCTACTTTATCCGACATATCTGCCCCTATCTGCATCAAACAGTACTACTTCACGTAGATTCTGTTGACCCTCTCGTTTTGATTTAGTTTTCGGCATACCTACGCCTCTGTTGTTAGGTGTTGTAGGGTCGTCATTCCAACCTAGTACTACAATACCGTCACAAGCGCCTTGTTTACCTGTTTTAGAGTCCTTTAGCATATTCTCTGTTGGGAATAGCTCTCCTGCACCCTCATTCGATACTTGACTCGTTGGGAAAGTTGGGCAATTGTATTTAACGCCAAGTTCTCTTGCCCACTGATACAACCGCTCAAGTCTTTGGTCTTCTCGTAGTTCTTTACTACTGGAAGAACGAACATTGTCGAGCATGTCAAATACGATAGCACCAACGTTATCCACTCCGATTGACTCAAGTATTTCCTCGATGTGATGATTGCTTTTACCGTGGATGTCGTAAACTCTAACTCGTTCAGCATTACCCATACTCTTAGCGTATCGCTCTCGTAAGTCTCCTGCGGCATGTATTTCATAAAGTTCTTTATTTGTACAACCGATGGCTGACTGGATAGAGCGTTGCATAATTCTTTCTTTTCTTGATTCATTGTTAAACCACACTATTATTTTGTTCTCTGGCATATCTTGTGCCATTGAGTAGTTAAGGTGTGTAATGAAGGTAGTCTTACCAAGTCCTGGCCTTGCAGCAATAATATACTGGTCGCCACCTTTGATATTTCTATAGACTGTATTCATACACTCTAGTGGCCATTTGTAGCCTTCATCATCGTTAGTGATTTCTACTGCATCTGCATCAAAGGATATGTATTCAAATCCTTCTGAGCGTTCCAAGGTGTCCTTAACTCTTTCAGTTAGTGTATCTACCTCGGTAATAATGTTAATGTCGTCACCAGCCTCATAGGAGCTTACACGGTTAGCAAGTGCTGTAGCGTATTCTAGCTCTAGTAGCTGGTTGATAATATTCTTTGTAATAGATTCGCTCTCGTCCTGTTCCATTCGTTCCAGTAACTTATTGTAGAAATCTATAGTTTCGTCTTTCATTCCCTTGTGGTACACAGTAAAGAACAAGCTTCTAAAAGCTGGCATACTTAGTTGTGTCTCTTCTGGGTTGTCGTCAAAGTATCTTTTAATGTCCGTTACTACAGCTTTAGTACGTTTGTCTATTGCTGAGTTAGGGATGAATCGCACTACTTTGTCGAATTGTTCTTTGTGCTTTATGATTCTTAGTAATGCTAGGTCTATCATTTAAATTTCCTTTACATGTGTTGCATACAGCTTTAGAGCATTCTATGTGGTGACCCATTAGTTTTTCACATATAGCACATTTAACTAGTATGTGGTCTCTCCAATTACCTACACTCATATTATCCTCCACATTTCTCGCAGTTGCAGTCAGGCGGGTTACTAATAAAAGCTTCGATATCTTCGTCTGAGTAACCAAATACTTTACCCATTTTACGTTGGTAGTCTTCTTTACCGAACATAAGTATGTAATACTCTCGATTGTCTCGTAACATACAATACATTTCTTTGTTCACTCTACCTAGAGTGTAGTGGAATAACATTAATTCA